GGGTTGCGCCCTCGATCTTCGGCTATGCCAATATTTCAAAGTTGAGGATGTTCCCGTATTGCGGCGGCGCGTTGCGAAATCAAGGTTCACTCTGGGCGCTGAAGCCAGGACTTTCCGGTCTGCGTTTTCGCTCTCAACTCCTCAATCTCATCCGCCGCAATGTTAAAGAAATTTTCCTCCGGTGATGCCTTGTGTCCGTGATGTCGCAGCCAGGCCACAACGTCAAACCTGTTTGCGTCCGAGCGATGCGCCCACAGAGAAAACCCATTTTTGCGCAGCCGCTCAAGCATCAAATATGCAGACTGTCGGTCAACTCCAACCTCATCAGCTAGCTCTTGGCAAGTGGGATTGCGGCCATTGGTTTGGTAATATTGATCGATGACATCCAGATAATATTGTTGCCTGGCCGTTGGTTTATTTTGCATCAGAGAACTCCCTCAGCCGCAGGGATTTGCTCCGCGATGCTGGCCGTGCAGCGACGGTATATTCCTTGCGCCCAGCTGACATGCCCCAGGTTACTTGCGTCCGTACCGCGCCATCCTCGTCGCGCACATAGGCCTTTTCGTGTGGCCCCATTGCTTGCATGATGCTGGTTTGAAGTTCGCCAATTAATTTAGTGACGGACTTTTTCGCTTGTTGCGCGGCGGCGAGATCCTCGACCAGTTCGCTGGTGATATCATCCAGGTCGATAGTCTTTTCTGTCTCCAGGTTCGCAAATGTTTCCGCCGCGTCGTTGGCACTGAACACCGGATAATTTTCAAGCTCACCCGTTTCACCATACATATCTATTCGACGTTGAAAATCACAAACATCGTCCTCAATTTTTTTGATGATTGCCGGCTCTGGTTCATACAAAAATATTCGCAAGGTCGAGCCTTGATATAATACGCCAATAGCGGCCCACTTATATCCGCCGCAGGCCATCAGGCCTTGCACCTGTATCGGCCCTCTATAATCGGCGGGCTCATCCTCTGCAAAAGCATTCGTGCTTTTAGCTTCAAGCACACCCATGCCATCCAGCGTGATTTCATCACGGCCTACCACATAGATGCCGCTCTTGATGTCTGTGGTAAACGTCAAAGCTGTACCATCGGCGCGGCCATCGAGGCTGCCCTCGAGCGGCACGGTGGGATGGCGCAGCGGCTCGGTAATCTCGAGTTCCGCATTGCGCACCTTTAACCTGTTGACCATTTCATTTAGAATTGCGCCCTCATGGACGTTGCCCCAGGCGGCTTGCTCTGACGGCGCAAAGTCACTGCGCTTTTCACCATCGCCGGCCCTGATTGATTTACGGAGTTCATCGTTTGGGGTGCTCCAGTTTGATTTGCCTATTAGTGCAGGCAATCTAGAGCAACTCATCTTTGCGTCATCGGTAATTTTGCCTATATAATCTTTCATTTTAGGCACCGAATGCGATTAGATATAGAACCAGAATAAACATGCAGCCGGTGAAGGCTGTCGTCTCTGCGAGTATCGTTAAAAATCGTTTCATGTGTAGTCACTCCATGAGTAAATATGATCAAAGCTGATGAATTTACAGTGACTACAAACTAGATAAGTAATTGTTTTTATTGAGTTGTTACGGTCCTACCGGGGTCACCACTACCCTAATATTACTTATTAAAAACAACGCATTAGTATTCTGTAGTCACTTTGCTGTTTTTGCTGTAGTCACTTTTAGTTTTGCAAGCCCTCCGATTGCAAGTTTTTTGTTGTCTGCCATCTCTGTGTAAATCTGCGCAGTGGCCGTATCATTCCAGCCAAATATAGCTAGCAACTCTTTTTCCGTCGCGCCGTTTTCAGCCAGCATTGCCGCGCCTGCCTTACGCACTCCGTGAGGAGATAGCCCTGCCGGCATATTTGCCGCTCTGCAAATCTTTCTAAACCAATTCCCAAAACTATCTGGGCTTTCAAACGGCTTGCCACTTCGGGTAGCTAGCCAGGTTAATCCGACAATGGTGCTAGCTTCTTGGTATGCCTCAATGGCTTCAGCCAACTCAGGTCGCATTGGTATAATTATGGTTTTAGGATGCGCCTGGCCGGCGGCGTCAACCTTATCGCGGTTCTTCTTTTGAACGAAAGTGATAAGCCCATCTTCTACATTTCTCGGACCTAAATAAATAACATCGCTGCGTCTTGCGCCTGTACAAATCAATAACATCATTGCCAGATACTCTCGGGTGCCAAGCGGATAAAATTCTAAAAACTGTTGCCGCTCAGTTTCCGACCAGGTTCTATGCCCAGTACTGCCATCTGGTTTTGTTTTGATTGGTATTTTAGAAACGCCCGCGCATGGGTTATGTCTAATAATTTTTTGCTGAACCGCCCAATTGAATAAAGCATGTAAATCCTTCAGTCGGTTATTGGCTGCTGATGGTAGGTTGCGTTTTTTATCTCTGATTCTTTCGACGCCAATTGCATCAAGCTGGTCAATGTTCAAATGTCCTACGCTATCGAGGTACTGCTCAAAGCGTTTTTGCTTGTTTGTTTTTGTGACCGGGGCAAATGCTGACCACCTGTCTGATTGCTTATATTTTGCATACAACCAGTTTAGGCTTCGCTCCAAAACAATACCCGTCTGTGCGCTTAGTTCCGCTTCTTGTTTCATTTGAGCGGCAGCATACTGCATCATAAAATCGGGGCCGCTCACTGGCCGAGCGGTCAACTCGATACCCTTCAGCTTCCGGTTGCGGCGATAATAAATTTTAAGATTGCCGCGAGAGTCTCTGTACTGGTTTAAATATTTAAGCTCTACCTTCATACGCTATGCCACGGATTACCCGCTGGCTCTCCTCGTTTGGGCAAGCGATCAAAGCAATCATCGATCTCGGACCGATCCCAAACCACGCGGTTGCGGCTGGCTTGCCGAGGCTGAGGCATTTGACGCAGACTAACCAGGCGGTCAAATGTGCTTGCGCTGACGCCTAGGTATTGGGCGGCGTCTGTTCTTGATAGGCCTCGCGGTGTGATGTTTGCTTTCATGCTTACTAGGTTAATATAAAAATCGCATTTGTGAAGCGTCACGTTGGCGCTACGGTTGTGCCAGCATGACGCTTTGGCTGTGCCACGGTGGCGCAACGGTTGAAAATGTGTGTTGTTAGTTCTCAATCGGTTAGCCGTTTCGTCAGTGCAATCATAGTATGTTTTTTGTGCCACCGTGGCACTTTGGTTGTGCCAGCATGACGCTTTGGTTGTGCCACGGTGGCGCTAGCTTTATTTTTTTTTGTGATGATCGTCGACCAGCTGGAGCATCGTATGTAACCGGCTTGGTTTGGCGCGGCGAAATTTTTCTTCATCTTTTTGGAGAAGCGCCGTGTCGAGTAAGCTATAAAAGGAGTGCAGCATCAAATAGAGCTGGTAGGTTTGTTCGTTTAGTAGCAAACGATGCAGATTTTCGAGCTGATGATGCAGGGCTGCCTGTGTGTATTCATAAACGCCTTTGGCGGGTTTTGAAAAAACACCTTCAGCAACCGCATCATCAAAATACCGATTAAGTGTCCGGCGACTAATCTCAAAATTTTCTGCGCGTTGCAAGACCGAGCCAGCCGTAATTTCTTCGTCCTCACAATACATCATCAATATAACGCGGCTGATCGTTAGAAATTTTGTGTTCCTGCCAGCAAATGACATAAATTTATCGACCGTTGCATGTCTTCGCCGCTGGGCTACCGACAAATTATACGATGTCGTTGCGTGATGCATTTTCCATCTCAATTTTTTGACGATAGCAAAAATTTCCGCCAGATGATCGTGGTCGATATCCGCATATTTGGCTGGCATCTCTACGCTGTTAAGCAAAGCCTCTCGCGCTTCGACTCCAGCTTTCTTTTTTAACAACTCGCTCATCACTCCATCAGTAATCTTGTCACTCATTTGATTTTCCTTCCTATCAATTTTTCATATCTCGTAATCACGTTTTTGACGTTCGACGCGTGCCACTCATACTTTTTATCCGGCTCTTGACTTTGGGTCGTAGAGTTTTCGGCGGCTTGCTGCCGTGCAGTCTTCTGGCCTCGGGCCATGAGGCCTTTGGCGATTTGCTGCAATGTCACGCACCCATATTTTTGCAATTCCTCAATTATTGGTCCGACCTCGAGCGCGAATTTATCAGCCTTGGCTATGCGTTCCTTAGAAGCCAGCTTGCTAATCTTTTTCGGATCCCGAGTGCCCAGCTTGACACCTCTCGCTTTAGCCCGGGCCAATGCGTCCTTTGTCCTTGACCCAATAATGTTGGACTCGTACTCGGCAACATTTGCCATCAGCTGCAGAATGAATTTGTTCTGGGCCGGGTTCATCATCTGCGGAATGTCACAGAAAATAATGTCGACATTGCTGTCCAGGATCCGCGTGAGGAAACCTAAGTTCCTCGTTATTCGGTCAATCTTTGCCGCGACCAGGGTGGCACCCTCGGCTTTGCACACCTCGATTGCCTTCTGCAACTCGGGCCGGTCGCGCATAACTTTTCGGCCAGACTCGATTTCCGTGAACTCGCCGACAAGTTCCCAGTCGCCCCCGTTGAGGTGCTGCCTCACTGTCTCTTGCTGCGCCTCGAGGCCAAGGCCTGATTGACCCTGGCGCTGTGTCGAGACACGATAGTAGGCAACGAATTTTCCGCTGTGTGGTGTCATGTTCCCCCCTCAGGCTGCCGCTGCAAAGAGCGGCAAACCGATTAACTCTAATGGTGCGCGTGTCTTTTTGCTAGGTAGCGGCACAATCTCGGCCACTGGCTTGTATGCGCCGCTGGCAACGTAGGCATTTCGCAGCACCCGGTATATCGCCTGCCACCTCTTGCCGTGGTTGCTGCCTTCTGCGCCGTAATCTATGCCGGCAATCGATACCGCGCCGGCGGTGTAATCAATGGCGTGGGCAATTTCGTGGCAAAGCAGTGCTGCCATCGGTGCCCGCGTGTCGCTGGGATCCCCTACCAGTTTGCCAATCTCGGGATCCTTTGTAATGCTTGGGTATTCTTCCCAGCTTGCAAGCCCCGCGTCGGCGTCCTTGAACCGTTGCAGTGCCCGATTTCGCGCTGGGCGTGGCCGGCTTTGCTCCCAAGCGGT